GAATAGATTTTACGCAAGTTGACCCGAAAAAGTGGTTCACGTTAACCTCTAACCTTGTATCGAAAACTGGTTTAGCGGATAATGGTTAACAGTTCACTTACTCTCACGGCGGGAGCCCGCGTATGCACCGTCCAGCACCGTGGCAGCGGCGTTTCTACAGGTCAAAGGCGTGGCAGGAGTGCCGCCAAGCTGTCTGGGAGCGTCAGAACGGCCTCTGCGCCGACTGCATGGAGCGCGGAGAGCTGACGCCGATAGACGAGGTGCACCACCTCGTGGAGCTGAACGAGGCAAACGTCAACGACCCAAAGGTGAGCCTCGACCCGAACCGCTGCGTAGGGCTTTGCCGCAACTGCCACAACAGGAGACACGACAAGGGCTACAAGGCGCAAGGGGAGCCGACGAGGGTGTGGTTCGATGAGCAGGGAAGGCCCATGAGGAAGGGAATCGAGCTGTGAACGATGACGTGATGGTGCTCGTGCCAGAGGTGCGACCGGCGATTGCGACGGTCAAGATGCCCGTCATTGGTGACGACGGGTACGTGAGCCACCACGAGATGAGGGAGTTCGCGTGCGCCGTCCACACCACGCAGGTTGGTAGGGGAGGATGGGTCTGCGAGCTTGAGGACGGGACGGTTCAGGTCGTCCCTTACGAGAAGGTGAGGTTCATCGATGGCGAAGAGGACTGAGAGCTACAAGAAGGAGGTCATCCGCCAGTCGCCGGCGTACCTCGCGATGGTGCAGACAGGCCGATACGACCTCTCTGACCCGACTATCGAGTCCACCATCTGCCAATACGCATGGCTCGACGACAAGATTGAGGAGTGCCGTCGCATCCTCGACACCGAGGGGCTGATGGTGGGCGGCCTACATGGCAAGGTGCAGAACCCTGCGCAAGGCTCAGTCAAGGCTTACATGCAGATGCAGAAGCTGGCGCTCGACCAGCTCAAGCAGCTCAGTGCGACCGCCCCAGAGAAGGGCGACGACCTCGACGAGTTCCTGAATGCGTAGCGCGTACCACGAGTACATAGCCGACGCGCTCGCTGGGGCGTTCGTCACTTCCGGCAAGGTCAAGAAGCTCTGCGCCATCCTCAAGGCGCGCGGTACGCGGTACAAGCGCTGGCACTACGACCAAGCCAAGGCCGACCACGCTCTGCGCTTCATCGAGGCGTTCTGCTGCCAGACGTCTGGCGAGATTGGCAAGAAGCTCAGGCTGCAGCCGTTTCAGGTCTTCTTCATCTCGGCAATCTTCGGCTGGGTTGACGATGACGGGGACCGCGAGTTCCAAGAGGTCCTAATCATAATGGGCCGAAAGAATGGCAAGACCGCTATCGCTTCGGCCATCATGCAGTACCTCCTAGTCGCGGACGGCGAGTACGGCCCGCAGATTTACACGATGGCATGCACCGACTCTCAGGCTGCTCTGTGCTTTGGAGGCTGCAAGAAGATGATGAAGCAGTCTCCCGCTCTTAGCAAGCGCGAGCGCATGGGCACGGTCCCAGAGCGTCGCCGTCAGGGCATTCTGCACGACGCTAACGACGGGTTCATCACCACGCTCACCATGAGCACCGAGCTGGACGGCCTCGACGTGCACGGTGCGGTGTGCGACGAGATTGCGGCATGGAAGACCGATGGCCCGTACAACGACGTGAAGCAGGGCATGTCAGCGCGCAAGCAGCCGCTCATGTTCGAGATCACAACGGCGGGCTTCGTCCGCAACTCCATCTACGACACGCAGTACGCCTACGCCTCGCGCTGGCTCGACGGCGAGATTGAGGACGACCGCTTCATCCCGTTCATCTGGGAGCTGGACCGCACCGACGACTGGATGCACGACGAGGGGTGCTGGTACAAGGCCAACCCCGGTCTCGGCACCATCAAGTCCATCGACACCCTCCGTGGCTTCGTCCAGCGCGCCATCAACGAGCCGACGTTCCGCCCGACCGTCCTCACTAAGGACTTCAACGTGCCCCAGAACAGCTCGACCGCGTGGCTCTCGTGGGAGGAGAGCGGCAGCGACCAGCGCTTCGACTTCTGGAACATGGGTTTCCGCTATTGCATAATCGGATTCGACTACGCACAGTCAGTTGACCTTGCGGCGGTGCAGGTACTCTGCATGCGCCCCGAGCGCGACGAGGACGGCGAGATAGTGCGCGACGAGCGGGGTGCGGCAGTGTTCGACCCGCACATCTACGAGACGAGCATGTACTGGATGCCGGAGGCGAAGTTCGACGCACAGGAGACGAAGGGCGACAAGGCAGCGAAGGACCACGCGCCATATCGCCTGTGGCGCGACCAAGGGCTTCTGCGGGTAGTGCCAGGCAACGTCGTGCCGGTGAGCGTGCTCGCGGAGTTCATCAACGAGCTGCGGGACGAGCACGGGCTGTACACGTTCGCCATCGGCTACGACCCGTGGCACATCCTCGGCGGTGACCGCGAACTGTTGGAGCAGATGGTCGGCAAGGAGCGCTGCGAGCAGGTCATACAAGGCCCCAAGACGCTCTCCGACCCGATGTACCGGATACGCGCGGACTACCAGCAGGGGCGCTTCATAGACGACGCGCACCCCATCAACCGCTGGTGCCGAATGAACGTCATGGCGATATACGACTCGAACCTAAACATCATGCCCGACAAGAAGGAGGGCAAGGGCGCCAACAAGATTGACGGCTTCATGGCCGAGCTGGATGGCTACATCGCGCTGCTCCGTCACGAGGACGAGTACAAGTCGTTGATATCGTAGCGATGCGGTATTCGTGCATATACGCATACCGATATTGACTATTACATATTGGATTGCTATGTTTGATACATTGGGAATAGTATTCCAAGGCCTCCGACAAGGGGGCCTTTTTCATGCCGTTCGGAGGTGAGACACTTGGCGAACGACGGACTCCTCTCGAAGATGCTCGGCAGGCTGCGCAGCCGCTCGGAGGCGAAGACGAGGACGGCGAGCTACTTTCAGACGCTGACCGACTACTCGCCCTCGTTTCGCACGTGGCGCGGCGGCGTCTACGAGATGGAGCTGACCCGCGCGTGCATCCACGCTTTCGCGAGCGCTTGCTCGAAGGGCGAACCGCACATCAAGGGCAACGGGCGCCCCGAGCTGACCAGGGCGTTCCAGAGCTGGCCAAACCCGTACATGACGTGGCCACGGTTTCTTTACCGCCTCGCCACCATCTACGAGGTGGACTGTACGGCGTTCGTGGTGCCGACCTACGACGAGCGCGGCTACATCGACGGCCTGTTCCCCATCCGACCCGACTCCACCGACCTCATCGACGTGGACGGCGAGATGTGGGTTCGGTTCAGCCTGCGTACGGGCGAGCAGATAGCGTTTCCTGCATCGGTGGTGTGCTGCCTGTCAAAGTACCAGTACCTCAGCGACTACTTCGGTACGGCGAACAACCTGCAAGCCACGATGGACCTGCTCAACAAGCAGGTGCAGGCCGAGAACAACGCCGTGGAGCTTGGCAGCAAGATCAAGTTCATTGGCAAGGTGGTCGGACAGGTCGCGCCGGAGGACCAGCGCCGAAAGCGCGACGAGTTCTACGCGCGCAACTTCACCGACAACGACACCGCGCTGATAACCTATGACTCGACCTTCACCGACATCGAGCAGGTCAAGGCGAGCACCTACACCATCTCCACCGACGAGATGGAGCGCATCGACAAGCACGTGTTCTACTACCTCGGCTGCAACGAGGACATCCTCGAGAACAAGGCAGACGAGTCGAAGTGGGACTCCTACTACGAGGGCAAGGTCGAGACGTTCTTCCTGCACCTCTCGGAAGGGCTCACACAGTCGTGCTTCTCGCGCAGAATGGTCACGCAGGCCGAGGCGAACCGCATCTGGTTCGGCTCCGACAGGCTGCAGTTCGTCAGCGCTGCCACCAAGCGCAACATCGTCCGCGACATGACCTCATACGGCATCATGACCGTCAACGAGGGCCGTACCATCCTCGACCTGCCACCACTGCCAGGCATGGACGTGTTCATGGTGCGCGGCGAGTTCTTCCAGATGGACATGAGCGGCAAGGTCGTGTTCGCGTCCGGTGGGCGCGAGGGCCTGCCTGTTCCCGACCCCGTGGATGACCCCGACTTCGACCTCGGCGGCGACGACCAGATTTACCAAGACGTCGACGCCTACGGCTCAGTAGAGAAGCAAGACGTATAAGGAGGCAGACATGCCAGCTAAGCCGCTTGAGCGGCAGTACCGCTCGCTGCTGACGCCGCTCGCCCCCGTCTCCACGGGCGCCGAGAAGCGCTTCGACAGCGACTTCTACGTGGAGGGCTATGCCTCCACCTTCAACGACCCCTACATGCTCTACAAGTTCGACGGCGTGGAGTACTGGGAGGTCATCGACCCAGACGCCTTCCGCGATTGCGACATGAGCGACGTCATCTTCCAGTTCAACCATGACGGGCTTGTCTTCGCCCGCATGAGCAACAACACGCTCGTAGTCGAGCCACAGCTCCATGGACTGTTCATTGCGGCAGACCTCGGCAGCACAAGCTCCTCGCGAAGCATGTACGAGGACATCGCAGCCGGACTCATCACCCGCATGTCATGGGGCTTCATGCCCGACTGGGACGAGATAGAGGACATCTACGACGAGGACGAGCGCAAGCTCACCTCCATCATCCACAGGGTCGAAAGGGTGTACGACTGCTCATGCGTCTCCCTGCCTGCCGACCCCAACACCGAGATTAGCGCGCGTTCCTATTTCGACGGAGCGATCGAGAGGATTGAGGCGGAGCGACTTCAAAGCGCGCTGGAAGCCCAAAGGGCCATAGAGCTTAGACGTAAGCGCATGGAGCTGAGGGCAAAGGCTATGCAACTTCGACACTAAGGAGGATTCGGATGCTGATTTCCGAGTTCACCCCCATGGGCGCGGTCGAGCTGCGCCGCATGGACGGCGAGGCCTACATGACCCGTCGCGCGGAGGTGCTCGAGCTCTCCGCCAACCTGCCCGAGGACGCGACCATCGAGCAGATGGAGTCCATCGACTCCGAGATGAACCTGTACAAGGCTGAGGACGAGCACCGCGCCAGCATCGCGGCCCTCAACGCCGAGAAGCGCCAGCTCGTCATCAGCGGCGGCGGCAAGACCGTCGAGTCCGTCGCGACCGCCGCAGTCAACACCCCCGCAGAGGAGGCAACCACCATGCCCGAACAGCAGGCACGCTCGCTCGGCGAGCACTTCGTCAACCATCTTAAGCGCGAGGGACACGCCAAGTCC